TCCTACTTTTGGGATTGGTCATCTCATCAGAGACGACGATCCGGAGTATGGAGAAGAAGTTGGAACAACAGTCACTGACGATAGAGTGGCTGCAGCGTTCGAACAAGATATACAAATCACACTTGAAGACTGTTACAAACTATACGATGACTTTGACGAATTGCCAGAAGAAGCCCAACTCATCATCGCCAACATGTGTTTCAATCTTGGATATCCAAGACTTTCTAAATTCAAAGGAATGAAACGCGGTATAGATGATCGTGATTGGAATGCAGCTGCAGATGAGATGGTAGATTCTCGTTGGTATCGTCAAGTCCCAAATCGTGCAGAAAGACTAGTACAAAGGATGAGATCACTTGCTGATTAAAAAAACATTTTACAAACTCTGCTAAATGTGATATAATAATAGTATGAAGTCGGAGGTAATATGTCTTTTTATACATCAGTCGTTCGTTATGGCAATTCAATGTTATATCGTGGGTATAATGCGCATGGTAAAAAAATCTATAAGCGTGATACTCAATTCAAACCAACCCTATATGCTCAGGTTCAAAAAGAAACTGGTTGGAAATCTCTAGACGGTAAAAATGTATCTCCTTTAGAATTTGAAAATATGCGTGAGGCTAAACAATGGCTCGAGATGAATACTGACGTCTCGGGCCGTAATATCTACGGCACTAAAAACTACATTCATCAGTACATTACTCAACGATTCCCTCGTGAAATCGAGTTCAAGCGTGAGTTTATTGATGTTGGTACATTCGATATTGAAACGGAATATGAGGATGGTTTTCCTGAACCGTCAGAAGCTAGTCAACGTATTCTGTCAATTACATATAAGTCAAGTAAGTCAAAATTATATCATGTCTGGGGATATGGTCCATATGATCCGGTGACGGCGTTAATTCAACCTGTAAGATATTATCGTTGTCGTGATGAAGCATCTCTCCTACAAAAATTTATTTCTTTTTGGTCTGAACAACATAATACTCCAGATGTTATCACTGGTTGGAATATTCGGTTTTTTGATATTCCATACCTAGTTAATCGTACCTCGCGTATTCTTGATTTGGAGTGGGTTAAAAAGTTTTCTCCTTGGGGTATGGTTGATCATCGTAAGGTTACGCGCCGCGGGCGTGAGGATGAGTTTTATGATTTGCGTGGTATTGAAACGCTTGACTACCTTGAGCTATTTCAAAAGTTTGGATATTCTTATGGTCCTCAGGAATCGTATCGCCTGAATCATATTGCTTATGTTGTACTTGGTGATAAAAAATTATCATTTGAAGAATCAGGTTCGCTTAAAAATTTATACAAAGATGATTATCAAAAATACATTGATTATAATATGAAAGACGTTGAACTGATTGAACGATTCGAAGAAAAGATGGGTTTGATTACTTTAGCTATGACTGTGGCCTACAAAGGTGGTGTTAATTATAGCGATACCTTTGGCACTACAGCTATATGGGAATCAATCATTTATCGTAAATTGCTTTCAGAAAAAGTTGTATCAGATATAAGTCGTAAAGAAATCTATAAATCAAAGTTTGCAGGTGGTTATGTTAAAGAGCCACAGATTGGTGCTCATGATTGGGTTGTAAGTTTCGATTTGAATTCTTTGTATCCGAATATCATTGTGCAATGGAATATGAGTCCTGAAACAATTGTTGACCAATCAGAAGCTTCTGGTGTAGAATATTATCTTGCTTCTTCTAAGGTAACCAATCCATACGCTGTTGCTGCAAATGGATCCACATATCGTAAAGATATAGATGGCGTTATTCCACGAATCATTGAAGATTATTATGATGATCGGCGATCAATTAAAAATATGATGTTGGCCGCACAATCAGAGTTTCAAAAGTCTAAGAGTTTAGAACTTGACAAAGAGATCAATAAATTAAATAACCAGCAGATGGCTATTAAAATTCTTATGAACTCCCTCTATGGCGCCCTTGGCAATCAATACTTTAAATACTTCGACCTCCGCCTTGCCGAGGGTGTCACTTTGTCCGGTCAGTTAGCGATTCAATGGGCAGAACGTTCTATGAATAAAGCAATGAATGATTTGCTCGGTACTGATGAAGATTATGTAATTGCTATTGACACAGATTCACTTTATGTGAATTTCGGACCAATGGTGAAAAAACTTAATCCTAAGAATCCTGTCCAGTTTCTTGATAAAATCTGTAAAGAACATTTTGAACCTATCCTTGCCAAATCTTATGATAAACTTTTCTCTCATATGAACTGTCATAAATCACGTATGGAAATGGGTCGCGAGGTTATTGCAGATCGTGGTATATGGACAGCAAAAAAGCGTTATATTCTAAATGTTCATAATAGTGAAGGTGTACAATATGCAGAACCAAAACTCAAGATTATGGGAATTGAAGCAATCAAGAGCTCTACGCCAGAAGTCTGTCGTGATAAATTCAAAGAAATTTTCAAGGTTATCATATCAGGAACTGAAACAGATACTCAGGCTTTCATTAAAGAATTCAAGACGCTTTTCAAGTCCTTACCGCCGGAAGAAATTGCATTTCCCCGTTCCGTCTCGAGTATTAGTGACTGGCAGGATCGGCACTCAATCTACAAGAAAGGAACACCAATTCACGTTCGTGGGTCACTCCTCTATAACAAATATCTTAAAGATAGTAGGCTTACTAAAAAATACGAAATTATTACGAACGGTAGCCGCATTAAGTTTTGCTATATGAAAATGCCAAACCCATTACAAGAAAATGTTATGGCATTTCCAGAAATTATTCCAAATGAATTTAAGTTAGATAATTATATAGATTACGATCTACAATTTGATAAAACCTTTGTAGATCCACTTAAACTCATACTTGATGCCGTTGGGTGGAAACCTGAACCTATGGCTAGTTTGGATGAGTTTTTTGCATAAAAAGTTGTTTACAAATGATAGCAACTATGTTATAATAATAACAAAATAAAGATATGGAGATATAGATGTCAGAAAATTGGGTACAAGATATTAATGATATGCACCGTAAGTTTGGTGTACATACATGGGTATCTCAACAGCTGACGGCTGGTGATAAAGAAAAACTAAAAGAATTTCTTAAATTTAGAATTCGATTCTTGCAAGAAGAACTTGGTGAAACTGCTATAGCAGTAGAAGAAAATAATTCAGAAGAAATTGTTGATGGCCTTATTGATCTATGTGTTGTGGCTATTGGTACACTAGACGCATTTGGAATTGATGCACATAAGGCATGGAACGAAGTACATAATGCAAATATGTCTAAAGAATCAGGAATCAAAGAATCTCGTCCAAACCCACTCGGGTTACCAGATCTCATCAAGCCTGAAGGTTGGAAAGGTCCATCGCACAGAGATAACCATGGATATTTCCCTAACAGTATTTAATTCAATATTTGACAACAAAACTGATAAAGGTCTAGAACTTGAAAGCTTCGATGCTTTCGAAAAGTTTCTTTACAAGTTGTCAAAGATAAAGAAAGCATCTAAGAAAGATGCGGTACTTATATCTCCAGCGACGTACCAATCCGGTACCACTCGAGCAAATGCAAATGTTATAGAGTGGGCCGGGTGGTGCTGCGTAGACGTCGACAATTATGTATGTGAAGGAGATTTACAGGATGATCTATGTTCTCGGTTTTCTAATTATAGGTTCATTTGCTACAGTACTGCTAGCAGTACGATTAATATGCCTAAGTTCAGATTGGTGTTCCCTCTGCGAAGAAGAATCGGAAATAATGAAATTAGACCCTTCTGGCATGGGCTTAACGCTGAACTCGGAGAGCTGGGTGACGCTCAGACTAAAGACCTATCACGCATGTACTATATCCCTGCGAAATATTCTAGCGCTTACAACTTTATTTTTAGTCATGACGGTAACACAATTGATCCTGATGATCTTATGAGGAAATATCCTTATGCCGAAAAAGCCAACTTCAACAACTTCTTTGACAGGCTCCCAGAAGAACTCCAACGACAAATCATCGAGCACAGAAAAGGGAAGATGGATAACTCTAATGTGGTGTGGAGTTCCTATCGCGACTGTCCCTTCTTCCCTCGTAAACTCGAAGCAGAATACCGCCTCATTTCAAATACCGGATGGTACCACAAAATGTACCAAATAATGGTTGCCATTGCTGGTAATGCAGTAAAACAAAAATATCCAATTACAGCCAATGAGATTGCAAAATTGTGTCAAGAACTGGATATGGAAACTGGTAATTGGTATAAAAACAGACCACTTGATAAAGAAGCAGATAGAGCTCTAGAGTACGTCTATAAAAATATGTAAATCTTTTTCATAATAAATGCATTTTTCTATTTACATTCTCTTTTTCTTGTGATATAATATATCTATAAAATGAAAAGAGAGGTTCATAATGGCTTATTACGGAAGAAGAAATACCGATCTAAAGTACCAACTTTACAAGGAATTGATTGCTAAAAACCATCCAAAGTTTGCAAAAGGTTCACCGTTACGTGAGGCCATTATTGAGTTTCCTGAAATGTTTAATATTGAGCATTTAGTTGAACAAGCATTGGCTTTAAATTCTGATGGTCAATATAAATTTAACGATGGTATTCACGAAGACTTTGATGATAGATCCGAAGCCAAAACTGGAACTGTCCATGCTAATGGTGATAGTGCTGCGATTGCAGAAATTACCAATGTAAGATCATCTAAAGGTGTTCTAAAGCATGGTGCAATTCGCTGTGTAATATTAAATCCACGTCTAGAAAAACTACACTTCTTGTTTATTCCACAGACTTCACTGCAAATCATCATGGCTAATACTAAAAAGCTAGCAATGCGGATTGCTTATAATAAAAAAGAAGAACGGTTTACAACACTTGAAAAATATGGTATAATAGAATTCCAAACGTTCAAAGAATTAGCAATGGAGCCAAATCGATGAAAGAGTCCGTTAAGGTTCTGCAAGAATGCGCAGAACTACAAACCAAAAAGTCACAAGACTATCAAAATCCTAATTCAAATATTGTGCAATCTATGCATTATCGTCGTGGTGTAGATACTATCCATGATATGATTGCCCAGAAGTTACTTCGTGCCCAGTCTTTGCTTGAGGCAAATGATGATCCAAATTTTGAGTCACTTGAAGATACTTATAAGGATATGATTAATTATTGCTCCTTTGCGGTATCTTATATTCGTGGTAAGATGGAAGGCCAACACGAAGATCGTGATATGTTCAATAGACCAAAGGTATTAAAATCTGATGTTGATGCGTAGTGTAAATGATATTAGAAAATATTTTATTGAAGAGCTGAATGATAAAGCCTTCACAGTGGACAAAACTGGATGCAACACAATAGAAATGCTTGGGGCTTCATTTATTGCAGATGAACCCGCAATCTTCGGAGAACCTAACGACGAATACATTCGAAGTGAAATTGATTGGTATCTTAGTGGCAGTACTAATATCAATGACATTTATAAGTGGCCTAATCATCCTGCTGATAAATCGCCCCCAGCTGCTTGGCAGTTTGCGGCAAATAATCATGGCGAGATAAACTCTAACTATGGTCGATTAATTTTTAGTGATCTATATTATAGACAGTACGATAACGTACTTACAGAGTTACTAGAGAATCCGGATTCTCGTAGAGCATGCATGGTTTACAATCGACCCTCTATTTGGGCAGAGTATACAGAAAATGGTAAAGGCGATTTCATCTGTACTAATGCTGTTACTTATTATATTCGTAATGATGAACTACAGTCAGTGGTCCAAATGCGTTCAAACGACGTTGTGTTTGGATATAAAAATGACTATGCTTGGCAACAATATGTTTTAGAAACACTTGCCAAGGATCTTGGTATTGCACCAGGATTTATTACTTGGCAGGTACAGAATCTCCACGTTTACGAAAGGCACTTCCACCTTGTCAAGTAAATGGGATATCAGATATCTTAATTTGGCTCAGAACGTAGCTTCTTGGTCAAAAGATCCTTCAACTCAAATTGGAGCAATTGCTGTCGGATCTAAAGGACAGGTTTTGGCTCAAGGATATAATGGCTTTCCTCGAGGAATTGAAGATAATCCTGCATATTATGAAGACCGTGAAACTAAATATAAGTATGTAGTTCATGCAGAAATGAATGTCATATATAATGCAACATATAATGGAGTATCTCTTGATGGCGCTACATTATACGTAACAGGATTGCCAGTTTGTTCTGATTGTGCAAAGGGTGTAATTCAAGTCGGCATACAAAGAGTTGTTATGAAAGAACAGGATATTCCGCAAAAGTGGATAGAATCTTGGAAGACGACAGCTGGTATGTTTGACCAAGCAAAAATTATTTACAATTTCCAAAAAGTGTGATATAATAATATGATAAAATGCATAGTAACCGATTGTGATGGTGTTATAACTGACGGAGGTTTCTTCTATAGTGAAGAAGGTAAAGTATATAAAAAGTTTGGGCCACATGATGCTGATGGTATTAAAATGCTCCGGGCTAAAGGTATTGAGGTATTTGCGATATCTGGTGACAAACGTGGTTTTCCAATCACGAAGAAAAGATGCGATGATATGGGTATTGATCTAAAACTTGTTACGGAAGCCGAGCGTTTAGAATACATACATAATACACACGGCTTTAAAGGTACTGCATTTGTTGGTGATGGATTTTATGACGCACCTGTTCTTAAAGAGGTTGAGCGTGGTTATGCACCAGCTGACGGTACAGAACAGGCAAAGGTTGCAGCTAACGTTGTTACGAAAGCAAGTGGTGGTCGTGGAGTTTTATTAGAAGTTGCTTTAGATATTTTGGAATATAACAATGAAACAAATTATAAATGAACTTGAATCCATGTGGTTGGAAACCGAAGGTGTCCAAGACATGGTTAACAAACTAAAAGATGTTTGGAAAAAAGGCGGTGTTATTGTTGGGATTGGCGCAGGCCGTATGGGTTATTCTTTAAGAGCTCATATTATGCGTTTGTCGCATATTGGTTATGAAGCTTATTTTATTGGTGATACAACACTACCTAGAATTGATGAAAAGACGGTTGTAATTATTAACAGTAGTTCAGGCGAAACACCTACGAATATTTTGTACGCTCAACAAGCAAAGGCTGCGAAATCATATATAATCACAATCACTACAAATCCTGAGTCAACAATTGCAAAGCTATCGGATCAACTTGTCATAATGCCTAAAGTTAATTCGCACCAGTTAATGAAATCAATTTATGAGCAATACACAATGCTTATGCTTGATTATGTTGCAGAGCAAGTTGTAAGTCAATTAGATTTAGATCGTGGTGAGATTACGCATAACCATTCAATTTTGGAGTAAGATATGATTACAGAACCTACCTTTTGCGCCTCCGTTGTTTGTATGGATCCACTAAACATTGAGCGTGATACTCAAGCTTTATATGATATGGGCCATCGTTATTTGCATATGGATATTATGGATGGCCATTATGTTCCTCGGTATGGAATTTATCCTGAGATTAGCCGTTTTCTTTCAGATCGTTTTCCTGATATGAAACAAGATTGCCATCTTATGGTTGAAGATGCTGAGTTTGCAATTGACCAATTTAAAGATATTGATGCAATCACAACATTTACCTTTCACATTGACGATAACGAAAAGAATGCCGCTCGTATTATTGATAAGATCCGTAGTCAAGGCAAACAAGCAGGTATTGCATTGAACTTAATGTCACCACTTACTACAACTATCAATTGTATTAATTACCTTAACCTTGACTTTGTTTGCTTTATGGGAATTCATCCTGGTGTGTTAAAACAAACTTCAAAGCCTGAGGTGCTTTATAAAAAAATCCCAGAGTTGCTTGATAAAATTGATAATAAACCAATTACTATTCAAATTGACGGTGGTGTTGGCTGGGATACAATTCCGCATCTAATAAAAGCCGGTGCAAATTTCTTTGTTGGTGGTACATCAACTATTTACAAACCCGATGATTTGGTTTATAATAATAGTATGAAGATTAAGGAATTAATGAATGTATAAAGTGGTTATTCCATCAGCAGGTATTGGATCAAGAATTGGTCCATATACCAAATTTATGAATAAAGCATTAGTGACAATTAATAATCGTCCTGCTATTACTCATGTCATTGATAACTTTCCTGATGCTGAAGAAATTGTTATTCTTGTAGGATATAAAGGTGATTATATAAAGCAAGTCATTAAAGCTTTTTATCCTAATAGAAATATTTCATTTGTTGAAGTTGACGTATGGGATGGACCTGAGTCAGGATTAGGTCGATCTTTAAATTGTGCAAGGCATAAACTACAATGTCCGTTTATCTTTGTACCAAACGATACGGTTATACCAGATGATGATTGCAATCTTGATCCAACAAAGTACGGTAATTGGATGGGTTGGGCTAACACAGGTCGAGATAATTCTCAATATCGTACTCTAAACATTTCAAATCAAAAAGTTAATTCAATTAATCCAAAGGGTGTTGATAACGCGAACTATACCTATATTGGCCTTGCAGGCATTTATGATTATAATATATTTTGGAATGCGATGGATGATCCACAGGCTATTAAAATGGGTGAGTCATACGGCATACAGGCCCTTGAAGATATCGCTGCGTTTGAGTTTAAATCCTGGTGTGATATTGGTAATATGGATTCATTACAGCAAACTCGTGAAAAACTTGATGACGGCCGATTTAATATTCTTGAAAAAGAAAACGAAGCTATTTGGTTTAATGGCAATGATGTAATTAAGTTCTCGGTTGATGAAGCATTTATTGCTGATAGAATCCAAAGATTAAATGTATTACATAAAGACTTGTTTCCAAAAATCGTATCGTATGATAAAAACTTATATGTTTACAAAATGGTCTATGGTAACATTTTGAGTAAAAAGATTAATGATAATATGATGCATCATATTCTTGATACAATTAATGAAAAAATGTGGCAACCAAATCATACTAAAGCAACACCTGAACTAATCGCTTCTTGTTATGATTTTTATGAAAAGAAAACCAAAGAACGCGTTAACTTATTTCATGCTAAATACGAAGTAATGGATAAAGTTACAACTATTAATGGATTGACAGTTCCGACTTGTTCTGACTTACTTAATAAAATTAATTGGAACAAACTCTGTGAAGATCCCTTTGCCACTGCATTTCATGGGGATTTTCATAATGAGAATATTTTGATTGACGATGAGAATAATCCTATTTTAATTGATTGGAGGCAAAACTTTGGTAAAGGTAATTATGAAATAGGTGATGCCTATTATGACTTTGCTAAATTTAATCATGGCCTAATCGTATCACACTCAATGGTTCATAACGATCATTTTAGCGTTTCATATGACGATAATGGCGATATTAATATTGATATTCTTCGCCCATCAACTCTTGTTGATGTTGAACATGAGTATTATAAATGGTTAAATAGTAATGGATTTTGCGTTGAACGAACAAAGATTTTAACAGCATTAATCTATTTAAATATTGCAGCATTACACGAGTACCCTTATTCTATGTACTTATATTATCTTGGCAAACAACTATTATATAAATGGGGAAATAAAAATGAATATTGCGATTGGTAAACTGGGTCGCTCAATTTATTTTGATAAAGAAAAACGAAGTATGACAAGCGGCGATGAAGAAGCGCCAATGATGTATACTGAACTTGCTAAACGCCATCCAGAGCACAACTTTTATTTAATTGGTCGCTCTGATATGCAACGCTTTCGTAAAAAAGAAAAAGCATCAAGTCTTGATGCATTCTTTAGTGATGAAGAACCGATAGAAACTGTTCCGTCAAATATTATTGACTTGTTTGATGATTTTGATACTAAAAATGCAGAATGGCCACATAATTGGTTATTAGCAAAAATACAACGATTAGGCATTAAGTTTGATTTAGGGTTAATTTATTATGGACCAATGCCAGCGGTAGGTATACCTGATAAAGGTATTATGCGTCTTGACGGTGCAGGCCCTGCAAAATCTCTTGATATGTTTAGTAAATATTATGCACCTATTATGTATACGTTAAACGAAACTAAAATGCCTTGGATCGGTTTATGCGGTGATCCTAAATACGTTCCGGCTATTGCCCGTGATATATTAAATGAGCCAAAGGTTATAATGAGTCAAACTGAAGGTAAGTTTAAAACAAAACGTATTTCGTCATATGAAAATAGTCTTAGTACTGTACAAGTATATGAACACCATTCTTATGCAGGTATTGAAACAATTTTTATGCTTGACGAAAAGAAAACGGATTGGCGTAAAATTAATAAAGATATTCTGTTTACGATTGGCTTAAATGGCGGTCAGTCTCGCGATAAGTTTATCCGGGATTGGTTTATTAATAAAGGCCGTACTAATGTTAAGGTATATGGTAAATGGGATGAAGAGTTCACAAATGAATATCCTAATATGTTTGAAGAAAAACGTATTGCTGAAGTTGAAGATGAGTTCTTTAGAACAAAATATACAATTATTCCACCACCACATCATCCAACAGGAAACTTTGTAACTCAAAAGTTTTGGAAAATGATTTTATATGGAATTATTCCATTCTTTCACCCAGGCTATGATACAAATAAGATCCTTAATGTCCCTGACATTTTGCGTATAAATAGCCCTGAGGATATGTGGAAAAAAATTGATTATCTTGAAGCAAATCCCGATGAACGAGAAAAAGTTGTCAATTGCCTTTGGCAGTTTTTTGATAAAGATGATCTGTTTGATGGTACTTTCTTACACAACCAAGTCACAAAGTACGTAAGAGATTACGCAGGCATAGAACTATAAAATGGAGTTAACATGACGAATTTGACTTGGGCACCACTTGTGCCACTTATTGGTGGACAAATGTTAGGTGCAGAAAAAGCTTTTGGAAAACCGCCTGAAGCAATATATTCATATGGCGGTTTTGAAGCAAATGATTCTCATTACATAAACTATCAAAATAGTGTAAAGAAACGTGGACTTGAGTATATTGTACTTAATGAAGCAAACCCAATGCCAAAACACAAGGTTGACGTAATCTCAGGTACTCCTCCTTGTGCTGCTTTATCACAATTAAATACAGGTCGTTCTGAAGCCGTTAAAGGTTCTGGTTGTGCAAAGAACGAATATATGTATGAAGTATTTAAAGACGGTATTGATAAATTTGAAGCAAAAGTAGTAGTTGTTGAAAATGCTCCAGCTCTTTATACAAATAAAGGCCAGGGAGTAGCACACAACCTATTTGACATTTGCAAAGAAAGAGGATATAGCTTAACATTATATAAGACGTCAACTAAATATCATGGTATACCTCAAGCTCGAGATCGTACTTTTGCAATTGGGTGGAAGTCAGAAACTGCACCAATTATGAGTTGGTATAAACGCAGTAGAGAAACCTTTCTTGAGCATTTAAATAGAGTACCACCCGATGCATTACAACATGACTTAATTGTAAATGAGGGTGTTGCTACTGAGCCTTATTATAGATTTATTAAAATGAAAACAAACCGTGATCCACGTGAACTTTGTATTGAAGCAAATGTAAAGTCGACTTTTAACTATGTAAATGGTAAAGGTATGTTGGCTGAAGCAAATCAATGGTTTAAAGATATTGGTGACGAAAGGGCTATTAAGTTATCTGACCATGCCATAAAAAAGTTTTCAATAGGTAAAGGTATTTGGGACGGATCGGTTCATGTCTTTGACGAATATATGAATGCTGTTATTGGCCGCAATATGGTTGACTCAATTCATCCTGTTCATGAGAGATCTCTAACTATTCGTGAGTGCTTACATATGATGGGTTTCCCACATGACTTTGAACTTGTTGGCGGATTACCTAAAGTTAATCATATTGCACAGAATGTACCTGTTCCAACATCACGTGATATTCACACTGAAATCTTAAAGTTTATTGAAGATAAACTTCCAATGTCTAAGACAAATTTCTTTAGACAAAACAATCATAAAGAAACAACTGAAAATGATCCTCTTGGTACATTAGTAAATCAAGCAACTTTAGAAGAGTTTTTAGTATGATTAAACATGTAGGAATTATTCCACTTATTGGTGGAGAAATCTTAGCATCGGACGAAGTATATGGTGTCAAACCGGAATATTTGTTGAGTTATTCTGCATTTGCTGATAATGAAAAGCATTTACTAAACTATTACGAAAACTCTGTACCATATTTGAATATGGATGAAGAAACATTTAAGCTACCGAAAAAAGATATTGATGTCGTATCGAGCGTATGCCCTTGCGCGGGCTTGAGTTCGTATCATAATAAAGCAGGAGAGGATAATCCAAATAACCAATGGATGGAAAAATCCTCTCGTTATGTACTTGAACATGTCAGACCAAAAGTACTATGGGGCGAAAACGCTCCTGCACTTGCTGGTAAAGTCGGTAAGTTTATGAGAGAAAAGCTATACGATATTGGACAAGAGTTTGGTTATAACTTCAGCATTTACTTAACTCGTAGTCTTGAACATGGTGGTGCTCAGTTCCGTAAGCGTACCTTTTATTTTTTCTGGCGTAAAGATCACTTTAATGATGAGATTCCTTTGTTTAATTATTATCAAAGAGAGCGTCCGACTATCAAAGAAGTATTTGAACAAGCAGCTCAATATAACTTTCAACAGGAGCCAATCAATCCAAAGATTCCTTCAAAAGATGATCATTATTACGAATTTCTATTAGATCATATGGGCATGCAACACTATGAATTCGTAGAACATATTAACCATACAATTCCAATTGAAGTCTATATGGCATACAAGCTTAAGATTGGATATGATAAAGTTGGAGCTTGGATGAAAAAGAAAGGTTATGACAGAGAAGCTGCTAGCTGTGAGCGTAAATATGCTAAGCTTCAAGCTGGTGGTGGTTTAATGTTCCGCGGTACTATTGTACCAAAAGATTATATTGGTGCTTTTGTAGTTCATTATCCTCGTACCCTTACACATCCAGTTGAAGATAGATATGTAACATATCGAGAAGCTATGGAAATCATGGGCCTTCCACACGACTTTGAATTGCTTGACCCAGAAAAAAGCGTAAATCATATCTGTCAAAATGTTCCATATTATACTGCAAAAGATATGGCAACTGAAGTTAAAATAGCACTAACCTCTAAACGAAATAGAACTAAAAATAAATTTATCATTCAAAGTAATTTGGCAAAGAACTATACGGTACATGATCCTATTGAACCTAATAGCCTTGAAGCATTCTTTTAGCTATTTACAATGTTAGTAAAATGTGTTATAATATACTCATTATAAGGAAAAATGTATGGCAAAAATTGCAATCACAGGTATGGCTGGTTTTATTGGATTTCATCTAGCACAAAAACTACATGCTGCCGGACATCATGTAATTGGATTTGATAATTTCAATGACTATTATGATCCAGAACTTAAAAAAGCACGAGCATCAAAACTCATTGATGATTGTGGTATTATTGTAGAAAAAGTTGATCTAAAAGACGAACAAGATATTAAGGACTGGATTTATTTTAAAAGACCAGATCTTGTAATGCACTTGGCCGCATATGCTGGTGTTCGACATTCAATGGTTGAACCAGACAAATATATTTACAATAATGTTATTGGTACACATAATCTCATTAATGCTTGTTATAATGCAGATGTTCAAAAAGCTGTTTATGCATCAACTTCCTGTGTTATGGCTGGCAATCCATTGCCATGGAATGAAAGTGAAAAATTAGGTTATCAATTAAATCCTTACGGTTATACCAAAGCAACAAACGAATCGCAATTTATGGCCTCAACAATTCCTACAACAGTAGGTCTTAGATTTTTTACTGTTTACGGTCCGTGGGGTCGACCAGATATGGCGCTTTTTGATTTTACTAGTAAAATTATTGCTGATACGGAAATTGATCTATTTAACTATGGTGATATGATTCGTGACTTTACATATGTTGATGATATTGTTCAAGGAATTTGTATTGTTATAGAAAAAAGTTTAAAGGATACCTCTGCAAAAGAAATATATAATATTGGCAATGGCAAACAAGTTCAACTTATGGACTTTGTAACTAACATTGAAAAACAACTTGGTCGTACGGCAAAGAAAAATCTTGTTCCAAAACATCCAGCAGATACTCATACAACATGGTCTGATACTACAAAATTACAGGCTCTAGGTTATAAGGCTGAAACACCTATTGAATTAGGTGTAGAAAAATTTGTTCAATGGTATAAATCATACTATGGAGTTAACTGATGATTGTAGCTCTTACAGCATCAACATTTGACTTGTTGCATGCAGGTCATATTGCTATGCTAAGGGAAGCAAAAGCTCAATGTGATCATCTTATTTGTGCCTTACAAGTTGATCCAAGTTTAGACAGACCGGACAAGAATTCACCAGTACAAAGTTTAGTAGAAAGACATGCTCAACTTTCTGCAGTAAAATATGTTGATGAAATTTTACCATACTGTAGTGAAAATGATCTACTTGATATTATCAATATGTATCCTATCAATATTAGAATTCTAGGTGAAGAATATAGAGATAAAGATTTCACCGGAAAAGATGAATGTCGTAAAAGAGGCATTCAATTATATTTTAACAAACGTGAACACAGATTTAGTTCTAGTGATTTACGGAAACGCGTAGCCTTAAAAGAGAAGGAACGATAAAATGTCTAAAACTCAAGATTGGATTAAAGAAAAGTTCAAAGAAGAAAGAGTCCTTGGTGTAAATATAGAATATAATAATATGAGACTTACCGCTGAAATTGAGCAATTAAAAAGTAGAATTAAACAACTTGAGACAGACATGGCATATCAAACATATGCCACTAGTCCGGAAGAACAACGAATATATGATTTAAGGAGAACAGATTAATGTCATCCATTATGGATAAATTAAAAAAGAATAGTAGAATTAAAACAACATCTATTCTTTCCGAATCCAAATTTTTTAATGAAAAGGACATGGTGCCTACAGACGTTCCAATGGTGAACGTTGCTCTATCTGGATCAATTGATGGGGGTTTAGCGCCAGGACTTACTGTTCTGGCAGGCCCATCTAAACATTTTAAAACATCATTTGGTCTTATTATGGCCTCTGCATATTTGAAAAAATATAAAGACGCCGTATTGCTTTTTTATGATTCAGAATTTGGTTCACCACAA